CAAAGGTCATTATACTTATCCTATGGTGGCGCAATTTTCAACTGGAATATTGGCGCAATTTTCAATTAGTATCTACATTTTGACAAACTTACACCTGATAATCAGGCTGTAAAAGACTTGAAAGACCTTATTCAGTTAACAGTCTTTCAAAACGAGGACATGGAGCGTTTTATGACGTTTATGCCCAATGTGACTAACGGTAAAAAAGCAGGTTTTATCGGTGAAATGGAAGATATCGGAGTAGCCGGCTCCGGATGCGACCCTGAATATAAAAAAGTGGCTATCGCTGCCGCCCAAAAGGAATGGGAAATCGGGGATTGGCAAATTCCTTTGGAAATGTGCTATACAGACTTGGAAAACACCATTGCCAAGTACTGCCTTAAAACGGGAACAAATATAGGAGACCTGACATCGACCGAATATATGGACGGTATTGTACTGCCGAAGCTGTCTGAAGCTATGATGAAAATGATGTGGCGTTTTACATGGTTTGGAGATAAATCAGCAGCGTCTGTCACTGGAGGTGGTCAAATCACTGACGGAGTAAACATCGAACTATTTAAAACATGTGACGGTTTTTTCAAACGTCTGTTTGCCATCTGTACCAACAATGCCGAACAGCACACTGAAATTGCAGCCAACGCAGAAGAATCATATGCATTACAAAAATCAAAGATGAAAGAAACAGGCATTGCCACATCAATATTCGATGCGATGTTGCAAGATGCCGACAGCCGGATTTTCCAAAAAGACGGATGCGCAATTTTCGCCACCAAGTCAATGTGCGATGCTCTGACTCACGATATGAAAGAAAAGTACAAGGTAATCATGCCCTGGGAAGTTGTATTTGACGGTGTAGAGGTCAGCAAATACGATGGAACAACCATCGTTAAATGTTCCATTTGGGATAGATTTATTCAAGCCTATCAGAACAACAAAACCAAACTTAACTTACCGCATCGTGCTGTTTTATGTTCTCCTGAGAACTTGATGTATGGATGTGAGGGCACCGAACCGATGTCGGACTTGGATATCTGGTTTGATAAGAAAGCCCGCAAGAACTACATTTATTCAACAGGAAAATTAGGCTCCATGATTGGCGAAGATGAGTTGGTACAGGTAGCATACTAACGAAAAAGAGCAAATATGGCAATATGTGATATAACAATCAAAAAGGACATCGCACCATCGTGCGATGATCCTATTGTTCCAGGATTGGAACAGGAGGGCGTAATAATGAATCGTGCAGAAGTGGATTTCGGTGCGGTTACTTTCAACACGACCCGCAAGAATGTGATAGAAGCTCTTGCGCTGAAAACAGGTAAAAAAGGTTACAAGGTACAGGTATTCGGTGCAACCCCCTTTACTGGTACCAATACAACCTTGGCAACAGGAACCTATCGTAACACGTTTACTAACACAGTGAACATGGTTGTATTAGCAAATGACCCCGATGTATGCAATGACATTATTGACGGGCTTGCTAACGGTGATTTTGTCGTTGTATTGGAAAATAAAGCCAAAGGGTTAAATAAAACCGAAAATCCGGGAGATTCAGCTTTTCAGGTTTACGGTTACTACCAAGGTTTGAAAGCCGCAGAGATCGGCAATGACAAGTACTCTGAAGAAACGGAAGGGGGATGGAATATCTCTTTGCAAGAAACCAAGGTTCCCAAATCAGCATTATTCTTGTACAAGACATCTTACGATGCGACAAAAACACTTGTTGAAACACTGACAAAACCAGCTGAATGATCATGGAATTAAAAGAAGTGGTTGATAAATTAAAGGAGCTAGGAGATCTTCCCTCCTACTCCTCTTCTGATAAATCGGAGATAGAAAGATTGTACAAGGAAGTATTAGGAAAAGAATTCACCAAAACATCATGTAACGACTGCTATCGCGATGCTGTAATCGAAATGACTGTTTACATCAAAAAGAATAACCGTATGAAAGAAAAATGTAATTATATATTAAAAAATGGTGTCCTGCTTCAACCGGAGTTCGGAAGCAATAAAATGTACACTAATGACAACCTCACTGATGAAGTTGCTGAAAAGTACCTTGCCAAAAATCCGAAAGGTGAAATTTATTTCGCCCATGTACCTACGGACTGGAAAGAACGTGTTAACAAATGTGGATACAATCAAAGCCTGCTTGATTCAATGGTAGAATCATTACAAGACGGAGTTTCTGAAGAATCCGTGGCTGACACGTTGAAAGATTTCCAAATCAACGGCAAGAAGATCAGTAAAAAAGCTCTGAATCTGCATCTAAGCAAGGCCATTGAGATTGTGAACGCAATGAATGGAGAAGGCGAAGATAAAGTTGAATAAAAGAAATAAAGGACGAACGTAAACCTCGCGAATATGAGAGTAAGAGATCTAAAAAAGAAAAGCAGTAACCGCATTGATACAAGCTATTTACAAAATCTAGGAATTCAAGCCTACGGACAGGACAACCTATATCCGCAGACATTAAAGAATATCATTGCTGCAAGCTCTACTGCATCTGAATGCTCAGACCGTTTCGCTGACTTCATTGAAGGAAACGGATTCCGTGAGGTTGCTTTTTCCAAATATGTAGTCAATCGAAAAGGTGACACATTGGATGATGTGCACATGTTACTATGTAAAGACATGTCCGAACTCAATGGAATAGCAATCCATGTTAACTACAATGTTTTCTGTGAGATAGTGGAGATGCAGCACGTACCGTTTGAAAATTGCCGTCTGACAGAAGAAGATGAAAACGGTTATGTGGCAAAAATAGCAGTACATCCAGACTGGAGCGGAAAGAAGACACGTAAAGGGAAAGCTCTGCAGGTCAAGAAAGAAAACATCGACTATATAGATGTTTTTAACCCTCAAAAAGATGTGATACTGGCTCAAATAGAAGCTGCCGGAGGCATTGAATACTACAAAGGTCAAATCCTATGGGTGTCAATGGCCGGGAAAAATACTTATCCTGTCGGGAAAGGTGACCGAGTGGCTACAGAAATGAGTACCGATGAAGGGCTGTCCAATGTCAAGTACAGAAATGTACGAAATAATTTCTTCCCTGGCGCTATGGTATTCACCAAAAAGGGATCGAACATAACCTTTGACGAAGAAGGCAACGAAGTGAAAGATACAGACGATGACGACAGTTTCTCAAATACACTCATCCAGTTGCAAGGTGATACGAATGCAGGAAAGATTATGGAAGTTACTTTAGAAAGCGATGAGGAAAAACCTGAAATAATAAATCTGAACTCACAAAATTACGACAAAGAATTTACCGTTACTGACGCAAGTGTGGTTGAACGTATTTATTCAGCTTATGGCCAAGAGCCATGGTATTGCATCCGTATTGGTAAAGTCGGATTCTCAGGCGATATTTTGGAAGATGCTTTCGAGTATTACAATTCTATCGTAAGCAAGCAACAGCGCTTAATTGAGCGTACCTTTAGCCGTATATTCAGCTATTGGTATGAGGTAGTCAACCCCTCTAATGATTATAGTGTTGAACCATTAAAGTATGTACGAAATGCAGCAGTATCTAATAACAACAGATGAGGTATCGGCTTTGTCTCGCGGAATGTCTGTACATCTCGATCCTGACAAGATAGAAACCTACATCCGTGAGTCGGAGAATATCTACATCAAATCAGCGTTGGGAGACGAACTGTTCCTTGACGTGAAAAAAAATCCTGAAAAATACCAGCTACTGCTTGACGGAGGTACTTATGAAACTAAATGTAAAAAGAAGATAATCATCACTGGACTTCGCGTAGCTTTGGCTTATTATACCTATGCCTGTATTGTCAAAAATGGAGATGGGAATGTATCCCGTTTCGGCTTCGTAAACAAGGAAGGTGAATATAGCAGTCATACAGTATTCAAGGAAAAGATGATGGTGTATAGCGATGCATGTAGTATAGCTGACCGCTACCTGAAAGAATGCGTGCTTTACCTAAAAGAATGCGGTATGCCACTTTATAACGGTGAAGGGAAATTAAAATCTAATAGAACTGTTTTTCGTGTAATAGGAGAATGAGCGATTCTGTTGACATATTAAAGAAACTGGCTCTTCAAGTAAGAAACGCATCTACAGAAGGAGAGAATACAGCTGAAAGGATTGGGCGCATATTTATCGGGATTCTAGAAAACATGGATAATTCCGATTTAGAAAAGCTCACCAAATACTTTTTGCGCAAAGACAAGGAGGATTCTACAAATTTTCTTTTATCATTATTGGGCGGAACTGTCATTAAGAAATACGCCAAGTTCGGTGATTTCGTTACTGGTGTATTAGGTGGATACATAGACGAAAAGGGCAATCTTGAAATGGAAAGCGGTGTATTTCGTAAGCGTTTGTTTGTTCCTGAAATAGCTTATAACCGTACAACCTATTTCAAAGGACGTATGGTAAACTCCCCCGGTGGTGGTTGTACCGTATTGTCATACGTGGATAACGGCGATGGAACCTACACCATCACTCCCGATCTGACGGATGCGGACGGATTGAGCCAGTTTGTTGATGACATCCTTACCACCTATTTTGTGACTAAAAATAGCGAAGGCAAGCTGAACGGCTTTGAAGAAATGAAATTCCGGGTGACTGCCGCAGATTATACAGCCAAGAAGTTTACTGTCATTCCCCGTCCGGGGCATTCTGACTGGAAACCTGCCGAGCAGATGGTATTGGCACAAACAGGTAACTTTACGGACCCGGAACGTCAGACTTATATACTTATTGATTCAGTCAACGGAAATAACTGTATTACATTCTTTGACAATGCCAACACTTGGGACCCGGAGCCGGCACAGATGAAGAGCTGGTTCGGCAAGAAGAAGGGTATGACTGTAGCCGGTATTAATGCGGACAGTTACTCAGCCGTTCTTCAGAACATCATCATGACCGGGCTTATCTTTCAAGTTGATGAGATCACCGGACAGACAGTTCGTGTACCCTTGGACAAGGGTGAATGGGTTTCAGGTAAGTACGCCTACTATGACCGGGTGTCACATAACGGGGCTTTGTGGTTGTGTGTTGATGATAATGGAACAACAACAGAACCGTCAGATGATAATCCGGCATGGCTGAAACAAGTGGCGGAAGGGCAAAAAGGTGATCCGGGATTGTCCGTAGTAGGTGGCGGTCATTGGGAATCCTCCAAAACCCCGTACAAAGCCAATACAATGGTCACTCTTGCCAACTGTGTCTTTTTATCCAAGGTGAAGACATCCAATCCTCCCATCAGGATCGCAAGGTTCAGGAATGGCAGTTATCGTCGCAAAAAGGATAGCGGTTATATCCTTGCCGGGAAGTCAGCCGACTGGACCGTGCATGAAGATTGGGAGATACTGCTGGACGGTCGTGAACTTAAAGGTGAGAGCATCACCTTTCTAGGTGAGTTCGCATCCCATCCGTCCAATCCCAAGGAGGGTGACAGCTACCGAAATACGGCTGACCATTGTACTTACATATACCGGAATGGTTTGTGGATGGTCATGGTCAAAGACGGAACTGACGGTAAGGACGGCAAAGGTTACGAGTGGATCTACACCCGTACCAACATCATCGGCCTTACCCCTGACAAGCCGGAATCGAAGCAGCAGGATGATTATATACCGGAAGGCTGGACAGATGATTTTCTTGGCGTGGATGCCGACCATCAGGTGGAATGGGCGTGCAAACGTGTGAAGCGTGATGGAGTATGGAGTGAATGGAGCACTCCGGCCCCTGTGCACCGTTGGAGTAAGGACGGGGAGTCGAATGTCATGGCAGACCTTGACAATGAGATGGTGAGCGTCGCTCTTACCAGTACCGGCGTTACTACTTCCGCACAGTCATGGACTACCCATGTGTCCATGTGGTACGGTACCGAGAAACTCACCCTTGAATCTTTGACAGTCAGCACGCCTGCCGGTTTCACGGCAAGCACAAGCAAGGCCACCGGAGCGGTGGCGATATCCGTCGCTGCCGGAAAGTCGGTTCCGGAACAGAATACGGTCACCATCACACTGGCTGCAATGAAGAACGGGCAGCTCTATACCCGTGAACTGACTTTCAAGATAACCGGTGTCCGTGGCGGGGCGGACGGTTCCGATGCGGTAATTTATAGCCTTGTCACTTCGGCCACGATGGTCAGCAAGAACAAGAACGGCGGTTACAGTGTAGCTTCGGTATCCTGTCGGCGTATGAAAACAGTCGGTGCGGTCACTACGGCCACAACGGACGGGGAGTTGAAGTACAGTCGTGACGGTGCGGCCGAGGTTCCCATCGGTGATGGTGTCGGGGTGGCTTCCGGTAATTTTACCAGTAGCTTGAAGTTCGTGTTCTACGTGAACGGTCAGGCGGTTGATGTCGAAACTGTCCCGATGGTTGTGGACGGCAGTGACGGAAAGGATGGTGAGAGCATCACAGCAGCCGGTCATTGGGAATCCGCCAATACTCCGTATGCCAAGAACAGTACAGTATCGTTTGCCGGAGGATCTTACTTAAGCAAGGTTGAAACCTCCAACCCTCCTATTAAAATCGCCAAGTTCAGAAACGGCAGACTCCGCAGGAAAAGAGACGGCGGATACATCCTCGCCGGCAGATCTGCGAACCGGACGGTACATGCGGACTGGCAGGAGATGGTTGCCCCCGTCGGACCGTCGGCATCCTACTGGCTGGACAGTCCTGTCAGCGTGATCAACTTCACTTCAACAGGCACGCCATCCCCGTCTGGA